GCTGTTTCGTTTCTTACTCCAGAAAACCCATAAGAAGGCTTTGTATCTCCCTCAGATATACTCGGAACACCTGGAGACATTATGCTGTTTATAAGCATACCAGCCCCGACCATTAAAACAGTATTTATTGCGGAAGCTAGAAAGGTATTTCCCCAGAATATAGTAAATCCCAGAATCCAGCTACCTGGGTCAGAGTGGGGTAAGGAAATAGCTACAGAATCTTGATCGGCAAGGCACTTGGAAGTATCAGTAACCACAAATCCATTAATGGTTATAACCGATTCTGAGAACCCCAAACGCTTGAAACTTTCCCGCACTCCAGATTTTTTTAAAACATCCTCCAGAGTTATACCCGGGAAATAGTCTATCAGATGTTTGGTGTTCTTCCGTGGATTCATGATATAAGGAGCTTCTAAGACATATATCATTCAGCACCTCTAAATCGGTATATACCAAGTACTGCCTGTTTAAAATAGGGGTTATTCAGACGCGCGCGGTGGACACCTAGATCTCTGTTGCATTGAAGAAAATGACGCCCGTCTTCGACCACTATACCAAAATGAAGGCAAGAATTCTTTGTTTCTTGCTTAAATACCAACACATCACCGGGCTGAGGCTTTCCTTTTATCTTATCCCACTCCATAACGGATTTGTCTAAGAAATTTTTAAATACCCGATCGGACTCAGAGCAATGGTACTCTCCATAATCAGGTATGGGTATACCGAGTATTTTGCCTACCTCCACACACACTCCCCAGCAATCGTAGGAATCGGGGCCTCTTCCCATGTCAGAGTAAGCCTTTCCGATCAAGATATCGGTAGGAGAAGAAGGGCTATTCATCATCTTGGATAGCTCCCAGAAGCCCCGGCTGAGCACCGAACCGTTCAACATTTCCCCTATCAATACAATCCGAAAGGGTGTAGTTACAAGTGGTGTAGGCTCCAGAGTACCCACAAAGTACTCCTTTAAATAGAGTACCATTTTTGGCGTACTGACATATAGCATCATGAAATACCCAGGAAGGAGAAGCCAACAGTAATGGGTTATCCAATCCAACTTTTATAGAAACAATCTTGCGGTCGACTTTAACAATTTGTTGTATCTCCATAGAGTTCACTTGATAAATAGGATCTGTCTCATCGAGGGTGTTGTTATTCACAAAATACACGTTGATCTTTGCCCTACTAAAGTTATCGTTAAGAATAAGTTCATCCTCGACAAGACCCCCTAAATTACTCAAGTGGATCATAAACTCTGGAGCCCGGTTAGTACTATCCTCGTTTATAGGCTCTATCTTGAATCCAAGCCTAACCCAAGTATGCCCATTCCACACCACATCTGAAATATTGTTGGTGTAGTATTTGCCAAAATCAGGCAATTCCACCAAAAACAACATGGCCCCGTAAGCTGGCTTATGTAATTCCTCTACTACTGCATCCGGCTTATCAAGCATTTTACACCTGCCTGAATTCTATTGGCTGGGAGGTATAAAAATAGTTGTTTTTTGTTGGGTGTCTCCTTACCGGGAAATTATTCTGCAGACGTTTTACCAAGCAGACTGGAGACATACCGGCACCTAGATCTATTTCGGTATTCCATGGAGACAGTCCTCCAGGAATAGGTTCAGGAGGATCTGGGGCATCAGCCAATTCCCAAGGCCAGTAGAAGTAGAAGGGCAATCCACCCCGATGGGTGTTGAAAAAATCTACAGCGTATCTATATCCGGCTGGGGTAAGCCTGATGAATTCAAACCGGAATATCCAGATACCGTGAGAATACTCCGGTGAAGATTCTGGAAATCCTGAGTCAGTTTCGTTGACGATAATAGGGTCATATCGATCAGGCTCGAACATATTTATACCAGATCCACCATTAGGATTGCCAACAGAGACGAACTGGGACCAATCCCAGTAAGCGTAAGCCATTTTTATCTCCTACTTCCAACAAGACTTTTATTCGTTGCCAAATAATCAGGGTCGGACTGGAGTCTATAGAGATGGAAGTCCGTAGTCATTCTCCCCATCTCCTCTCTTGTAGCTCCTTTTTCAGCCCGCATAGGCTCGCCATTGTTTATGATATTGATATCCCAGTTAGGAGCTACAACGGTAGGGGCTCCTTCTTTACTTGTTTTTGCGGAGGCGTCTGCAGAAATAGGTATTACAGTTCCAGACACTTTGGGTTTAAACCACTCCATACCAAGTTCGTTAACTCTGTACAAGTGTCCTGCCTCGGCGGGGCCTCCGCCAGCAAGAGCGTTGGGGTAGGCCATCTCGCCGCCTATATCTGCAAAGCCGGCAGATCCTCCCCCAAATAAACCCCCCAAAATACTCCCAATTCCACCGAAGATAGATCCAAGAAATCCACCCCCACCAGATGATCCACCAAATAGGGATTTCATCAACATCCCCTGTATTTGCACCTTAAGCATATCCCGGATAATCTGTTGGAAGAACTGGGCTGCATCCACTTTCCTACCCATAAACATATCCGCCAGGGAGCCAGAAGCATCATCGATGGCCTTCTTTAACTGGTTTACCGATTCCCTTCCCTCATCGAAGGCAGTAGGCATGTTCTTCGCCACTTTATCCATCTCGTAAGAGAAGCCCTGCCCCCAAGTACCGCTTTGCCGCATATCCAGTAGCTTGTTCTGCTCCTGGGCAATTTTACGGTACATCTCAGCTATCTCTGGCAACTTTGCATCCAAAGCATTACGCTTGGCGTTAGCGGTGTTTAGAGCCCTCTGAGCGCGCAGCTGCTCTTCCAAAGTACCATTTATCTGGGCATACTGGTTTTGTAGCTGGGCCAAAGTAGCAATATTTGAGGCTTGATCTTTCCAAATATCTCTCTCGGCCTTTTCGTACTGTATACCTGCCAAAGTACCAGCAGTATCCTCAGTCATAAACCGTATATTGGCCTGTTTCTCCAACTCAATCAGTTGTTTTTTCCATTCCAAGTACTTATTCCCTAGGGCCATCCGTTCATCAATAGTCCACTTATCGGCTTGGTAAATTTCCAATATAGCATTTACTTCCATCCCCCGAACCCGTAGAATGGTATCTAGCTGCTCCATATATAGTTGCTGCGTCTGCTGTTGGCGATTAGTTTGAATAGCGGCTATTTCTGCGTCAATGCTCTGAAGTTGAGAAGAATATTTACTCTGGGCTAAATCCTTCTCCATCCAATTCTTTGTAGGGTCTCCTGCCTCTAAACCCATCATTTTCTGGATTTGGGCTCTCTCTTCCTGAAGAGTAGCTATACGGTGAGCCGCCATTTGATCATATATTTGATTCATAGAGGAAGCGTATGCCTGCCCATCTATCTTCCCCATACGAAAATTGAATTCAGTAGCATTTCGTTCCTGTTCCAGTTGTTCGAGTTTCATCTTACTGAGTTCTTTATTCATTATTATCTGTTCTCTAATACTGTCAACCGGATACCCTTTCTCGTACTCTTTCCAAGCTTTGGCATAACCGGCTTGAGCTTCTTCTTGGCTTATTTCTCCGGCCTTGACCAGATTACCAATCTTTGTAAATTCCTCCAGCATTATCTGGTGAGAATCACGTATATCCTTTTGGTATTCCTTCACCGCCGCTTTCTGATCATCCCAAAACTTTTTTGCAGCTTCTTCCACTTCTGGACTTGGAAACCATTCTTCGTAGGCTGATAACCCCGGCAATTGAGAGAATACCCCAGGAGCCACTACGGGCTTCTTAACTTCAGTGGGAATATTCAGATTGCGGAAATACGCGGCCTTCATATCTGCACCGGTCATTCCAGAACTTCCTACCGGTACTCTGTTTACATCACGCCGTGCCTTAGCTTCTTTTTCAGATATCTCGGCCAATTTACTAGTAGCTTTGGTAAGAAGATCCATTGCATCAGTAGCAACTTTAAGAAATCCGGTATCGAGCATAGCCTTTTTTAGTTCGGTCCAAGCGTTTTCCAACCTGTTGAGCTTTGCCCGAGTGCTCTCTGCTGCCTCTCCTACCGATCCTGCCATTTCCTTCCGCATCTGGGCTGCGAATTTAGGAAGGAAATCATTAGCAGTAAGCTTTCCATCAGCCATGAACTTATCAAGCTCGGCTGTAGTCATATTCATAGCTCTAGCAGCTATCTGGAAGGCTCCTGGAATACGCTCTCCTAACTGGCCACGAAGCTCCTCAGCCTGAACCTTACCTTTACTCATTATCTGAGATAAGGCTAACATAGCACCAGAAGCTTGTTCATTGCTGAGGCCCATAACCGTAGAAGCTTCAGCTATTGCTAGAAAGATTTCCTTAACCGGAAACCCCTCAAGAGAAGTTCCTTTAGCAGCGGTGGCGAAAGAACCAAAAGCATCGGCAGCGGTCATGACGTTAAGACCCAGCCTATTGCTTTCGGTTTGAATCATCTTAAGAGCTTGGCCGGCAGCTTGGGCATTACCGACGGCAAATCGAAGCTTGTTGTTCATGGTGTTGAGGGCCATAGCCGTCTGAACAAGATCCCTAGCGAATGCGGTTACCCCTATACCCCCAATAACGGACCTCATCTGCCCAAATACAGCGTTCATTGCCTCAGAAGACCGGTTGACTTTCTTAAAACCCTGATCCATCTTATCCGTAGCTTCTTGAACTTGGCTTACTGCTCTACGGAGTTCCGATACATCAGCCCCGATCTGGTATAGAAGAGTTCCCAGATTTGCCATATAGTATCTCCTGAAGCCTGCGTTTTCGGGCAGTAGGTTTACCTCGCCTGCCTATTCTTCTAATGGGTGGTGCCATTCCTGACCATACACGTATACTACCTTTTGGTGCCATTGCTCGAAAAATATCACTTGCCCTTTTAGAGCTATCCTCCAGCTTCTCCTCTGGCAAGAAAGCCCCTACAAAATCAGGCATGAAGTCATTAATTTTATACCGCTTATTACTTCCAAACATACTAACCAATGTGTTTACGATTTGGGATAGAAGGAGGGCGTTTCTATAATCCCCCCTCCATCCCTCGAATGGCTCCAATCTTTCAAAAGCCATCCATTCCGACAATTGCCTAGAGGAGATCTTCGCCAGCATCTCCTCTGGATCGATGTAACCATGAAGGGCGGCCAGTTTTAGGATGAAGCGTCTTCCTGGCCGCCTTGCGAGTTTTTTGTGATCTCCTCCACATCCTGGGCACGGTATCCGGAAGCCTTGGCTGCTTTGTCATAGAGGTAGTCCAAGGCCGCGGCGTTCTTCTCGTTCAGGGCATCGACATCCTGCTCTCTGAAGAGGGGATTTCCATCGGCATCCACGATGCAATACACGAGCATGCTTGCCCTGAAGCGGGCCTTATTGGCCCTCACGTCCTCGACGTTGGTTTCCAGCATATCATTTTCATGAAGTCCTCTTTGAAGTCCAGTCATCCCCTGAACGTAGACCGAGCCACCCCAGCCGAACTTGTTCATGCTGACGAGTTCTCTTGCCACGTCCTTGGCACCCAGGATATCTTCCCTCGAAAGTATTTTCTCACTCATTACATCACCTCAACTTGGTATCGTTTTGGAGGTTTTAGGTTTAGGCCCCACTGCTCTCTACGGGAGCCCCGGTAATCTGCAGAACAGCGGTCATGGACTGCTTATCATCGGGCGTGACATCACCCAATTTAATGCTTTGAATAAACGCATTGAATTCCCAAGTGTACTTGGTAGTTACTCCGGCCTTGAGGACGACTCGGTAATCAAGAGCGTCCTCCTCGTCGTCTTCGGTCTCAAAGATGTCCCGAAACCGATCCCAGTTCGCCACTGTGAAGTTCAAATCGACGGTGATCTGATCTCCTTTTCGGAGCTTGGGAAGGAGGGTCTGATACCCATCAAGAGTATCCAGACTGGTGGTGT